CTTGAACAATAAGGCGTACACCATTATTCACGGCTGCTTTAGCTAGAGCCTGTGGACCACGTGCAGTATCAAAGCCATCACCTGCAATGTCTAGTGAGACTTCATTTAGTCGAACTAAAAGTTTATTGACTAGCTGTACGTAGGTTGTCATGAGTGGACTCTCCAAAAGATACAAGAGGGCCAGTAGACCAGCCCCCTTGCATTACTTAAATTAAGCTGCGTTGTAGTTCGCAATAACCAGAGATTCAGGACGCAGGATCTTACGACCATACATGTGCATACCACGCACGATGTCTGCGAATGAGTCTGGGTCACGGTATGTTTCAACTTTGTTGATCTGTTCTGCAGAAGCTACTGCATTGTCATGACCAGCAACGATAACACCGTAGTTGTCGTTTTGTGCAGTTGTACCAGAAGTACCAGCACCTGTACCCAAGTATGGCAGGTTGTTTGAAACGTATACACGGAAGCCGTGCAAGTTGTTCAATACCAAGCCATTCATCAAGCCTGAGCCACCGAAGTCAGCGTTCAATACACGTGAGTCTTCGTCTTTCAGCATCTCAATGAATACTGGGTCAACACAGATCCAACGACCACGTGAGTCAACATTGTTCACGTCCAACTTACGAGCCATACGAGCTACGACAGTCAAAGGAGAAACAGTTGAAGCTGACAGGGCAGTTGCGCCTGGCAGACGTGGTGCCAATGGGATAGAGTCGCCAGCAGTTGCAGTAGCAGAGATCGTCAAGTTGCCGAAGTCTGTTGCGTCCAGCTTGTTAGCTGCCAACAGTTCGTCAGAACCTGCTGCTGAGTCTGCTTTAGTACCTGAAACAGTTGTGTTTACTGCCCATGAACCTGCGCCACCAGCATAACCTGACAAGTAACCCAATACTTCTTCGTCCATCTTGTCAGCCATTTTATAGGCTGCACGATCAGAAGCCAAACGAACGAAGTCGATGTGAGAGAATTTCTCTTCGATGTCGTCCATTTTGAATGCAAAGTAGTTAGCTTTGTCGATGGTCAGTTGGAAGTCATTGTCTGCCAACTCTTGTGCTGTGATAGAAGTGTTACGCTGCAGAGCGTTGACTGTTACGTCAGGCTCTTTCATGATGCGAACTGTATCACCTTGGTTTGCAATCTCACCGAAGTAATCGTTGTTTGTGATTGCGTTAGTAACTGCAGTTTTACGCAGTGCGATTTGTGCTTGTTTGGAGTAAATGACTGGGCTAAATGCGCCTGCCATTCCACCTGATGCCGCCGTAATCATAATATATTTCCTTTCATAGATATGGCGTTGAGGTTTAGTACACGTCACATCCACTGAAAGAGGCCAATCGTTTAAGGGTAGTCAGCATTAGCATATCAGGATGGCCGTCCTTTATGCGCTGGGCCTTAAGTCATGGGTAGTTCTTATATGTGGCAAGTTCGTGTTAAGAGGAGGTATCCAGCGTACCAGAGGCTCCCCTTAAACATACACATCATTCAAGATGTTTGTGTATGTATATAGTTATACTTAGAGAAGAAGGACTGTCAAGTACTATTTATTACTTTGACACATCATAGATAAACTTGCCTGTTTGCATAGCTTCCATGATTGCATCCACATTCTTTTCGTATTCTTTGTCACTCATCTTGTTGACTTGTGACTCGGAGAAGTATTCACCACTCCCATCTGCATTAGGGGTACTACGTGAGCGAGACTTAATAGACGAAGCCGCTGACTTGTCATTATGTGAAGACTTTGCTTTAGCAATACCCTTATCAGCCTTATACAAGTCAATAACACGAGCTACTGCTTTAGCATCATCAACGTTATCGTATAGAGCATCCTGTACCCACTTAGGCTGTTCTTCTGCCCAATCGTGGAATTTATCATCTGAGCGGATCTGTTCGAAGTCAGGGTGCATATGCATCAACTCCGCTTCAGCTTTTTGTTGTCGTGCTTGAACACGTAACTCTTCAATCTCACGCAAGCGTTTATCTATATCTGATGCACGTTCGCTGGCCTTACGATCTGCAATAGCCTCAACGATACCAGCTACATCAGGGTATTTCTTAGCCCATGCCTCAATGTCTTGCTCTGTCTTAGGGAGTACAAGTTCATTGTTAGCAGACTTATCAAGTTGTAACTTGAGCTTCTCGAACTCAATCTTCCACTCTTGTTCTTTCTCTTGCATGTGGCGACGAAGATCACCATAGCGTTTCTTGAAAGAAGCCTCTTCTTTACTTAGCGGTTCTGCTGTTTTGGTTGGCTCTTCGGAGGCTTCTTCGCTGTCACTAAAGTCTTGCGAAGCTTCTTCAGTGGCTTCTTGCTGTACTTCACTGGTGTCTGTTGCGCCATTGGTAAACTCCGCTATAAGCTGCTCTAGTTCTTCTTCTTCACGCTGTGCACGAGCTAGGTTACGTAGGTGTGACGTAGAGTCAATACGTAGTGTGTCTGCTGTTTGTACTTCTTGAGTCATGGGCTTTTCCTTGTGTTGGGGCCAGCATTATTACTGGGTAGCCTTATAGTTATATGGATGTCTTAGTTATTCTTATTTCTTCTTGCGGCGGCGCTTAACCATACCGCCATCTTTGAAGCCGCCGCCTCGTGCGATCTTCTGCTCAATAGTTTCCTTTTTTACAGGTTCACTAACTGTCTTAGGTGGTGTAGTAGTTTTGGGAGGTGTAGTAGTTTTGGGAGGTGTAGTAGTTTTGGGAGGTGTAGTAGTTTTGGGAGGTGTAGTAGATGAATCATCACCTACGTTTTTATTACGTCCACCGCTGCTTGGAATACTGGAACCCCCACTGGAACCCCCAGATGAAGCAGTAGTATCACGTCGAGCGCCGTTAATTGAGTCCATTAGGCCAGGGTTATCTTTCTCTACACCAATGCTACCATCAAAGCCTAGGAGGTCTCCTAGCCATGTATCGCCAAAGCTTGGACCTTCTTTATCATCATAGTCGTTAAGGTTAGCATAAAGACTTTCCTCACCACCAAAGATGCTACCCTTACGCTCTAAGCCTGGGTTCTCGTTACGACGATCTAGCTCTTCAATAATGTCATTATATTGAGCAGCAAGGTTAGTGTTTACTAGAGTACCTACAGCTTTGCCTGGTAAGCCTAAAACACTTGTAAAGAGTTTAGCACCCTTAGTCATTAAGTTCAAGGACTGTGCTTGTTTAATCAGATCTTTTGTATCGGCAGATAGGTCAACTTTAAAGTCTTGTTCACTTGCACCCTTAGGAGCTAAAGGAGAGTAATCTTTATTATCATCACCAGGTTGTTCTTGTGTAGTGATAGAAGATTGACCTGTCACTTCAGCTGTTCCTGGCTCTTCAGTATAACCCAGAGCTAAGAATTCTTCATACTGTGCTTGGTCAGCAGGAAGCTGCAACGTAACAATCTTACCTTCAGGTGAATACAGTACTACAGTGCGTGGTGCATTGGCTGCAGCTTTTTCTTCATTATAGTTTTGAATTAGGAAGCCTGGTGCAAACTGCTTATATAGAGACTTGGGAGTAAACTGAGGTTGGTATACGTCTTGTTTAGCACTAACGTCTATACCATCAGATGCATACAAGACACCCTGCATTTGTTGATCTACAGGATTAGCTGGTTGATTAGGCTGTGGAGGCTGTGTCATAAGCTGTTGCTGTTGCAAGTAAGGGTTAGGCGCTTGAGGTTGGATCATACCACCCATAGCCATTCCCGTTACTTGCTCTAATGCGGCTAACTCTTCAGGGGTTAGTTCGCCACCAGTTTGGTTATCCAGGGTTTGAGCAACAGGCTCACCACCGATACGTCCATTTGCTTCCATCTCGCCCATGCCTTGCTTGGCTTGTGAGCGTAGGTCTTCAAAGAATCGTACACCAAAGTAACGTACAACATCTGCAGGGACAACGTATTCACCCTCACTTAGTTGTGCAGGTACATCGTCTCGTACTTCTTCTGCCATAGAACCAGGAGGAACTTCATTACCGCTTACTGGGTCTATATTAGTCCCGTCATCAGTAAGTCCACCCTCTTCAAACAGGAAGCTCATCTGTTTAGTGCTGTCCATTAACTTCTTCCCTCATAAGTTTCAGTCTACGTAAAGCAGACAGTTCTCCTTGAATGCGATGCATAGCATCAACTTGTGTAGCTTGTTCTAAGCGTACATGTGCTTTGTGGATCTTATCGTCTAAGAACTCTGTGTAAGCGTCCCATAAAGCTTTATCGTTTACGAGTTTCTTTAGTACACCTTGCATCAATCTGGCCTTTCTACTAATCCACCTTTGTTAAACCGTAGTCTAATCTTTGCAGGATCAATAGTCAAGTTTGAGATGTTTAGAGA